TATGAATCAGTATTAGATCAACTTAATGCAGATATCTTACAAGATGCTGATAGAAAAGTCCTAAGTAAATATAAGAGGCAATACTTCACTTCCGCAGGTATACTAGACTAATGAGCGAATTAAAATTCCCTGATGGGACAAAGCGTGAAGATGCTGTCAACGAATTAATTGATGACGAGCAATTCAAGGAAGCAGTACTAAAACAATTTAATTACATGAGAATTAAAGGAATTAACTTAGTACAAGACGCAGATGATTTAGTAAATCTTTACTTAAAAATCTGTAAATCTTTCGAGAAGTAATGGCTCGCTACGACTACAAGTGTTCTAAATGTGAACATGTATTCGAAGTACAACACTCAATACACGATGAACCAAAAATCAAATGTGAGAAATGTAAAGCAATCTCTAAGAGACAAATTAGCAGTAGAGTTAATTTATATGGAACTGTTGGGATTGATTGGAATACTGATCCTTCTAAGGTTTCTCCATCAATGAGAGAAAAAGCAAGTAAAGCAGCTAAAAGAAAAGTACAGTTTTAATCATCTTCAAACCATTCTTCAGGAAAAGAGTGGTTTCTTTGTTCCACTTCCCACTCTTTAGCTTCCACATAGTAATCCAAGCGAACAATAAACCAACTAGATATTTTATCTATGATTTTACTTGTAGACCTAGCTAATTCCATAATTTTAATATCTAAGGGTGCTGTAATCCAAAACCACATGATCCATTCTCCTCTTCTTCTGTAGTACAATCTTCTACTTGACCTGTAAATGCTTGGTGTTGTTCTAAGTCATCACACCTAACACCATCACACCAATAGTTGTAAACTATCTCTTGTTGGTTTCCCATATTGTGCATTATGTCTGAGAGCATGCTCATTTCCATAGCCATTTGACCCCAAGTACTCATGCCCATAACAATTATTAATGAACTAATCATTTATTCTTCCTCTGTTTTCATATCATCTTCGTGAACTATTTCTACATCCATTGGAATGTGAATAGGTGGATCTATGAAATGTATATCTATAAATTCCCCACCACTGTTCAAGATAATTTTTATTTTCATTTATCTATCTATGACACCTGGGTGTAGGACTTGTGTCTTACTTAGCCCCTGATATCTGTGTTTCTTTTTTGACTTCGCAGCTCTACGCTCTAATCTGTTCATTTCTTGTTCTCTCTTTCATATAGACTGTCAAACACAAGTATACCGAACTTTATAGAATTCGCAATGCAAATACCAACAAATTCAGCACAAGCAGGAACTACTGCATTTCCTAGTGCTTTGATCTTATTAATCCTGTCTTCTTCGTTTTCTACTGTTCTTGGAACAGTTTCCCAAGGCTCTATAAGATATTCTTCTGTATAGACTCCAGGGTTTTCTGAAAGTTGACCTTTTGGATTTATTCCTTTTTCTATCCTAGCTGTGCTTGGTCTACTGCTAGAAACTAATGGTGTTTGCCACTTATCTCTTTTCCATTCAATGTCAGTAACTTCTGTAAGTTCTTTATCAAACTTTAAAGGACTTAAGTAAGGTTTTATTTTTTCCCAATCTTCAATACTTGGATAACTGAAACCTGAAGTATCTCTTCTAAACCAATGTTCAATAGTAGATTTCTTTATACCTTCAGTGCTATCAAATAATTGCTTTGCTGAAGTAACAGTTCTCAAGTAATCAACAAACTCTTCTTGAGTAGGCAAATTATCTCTTCTTACCATTAAATGATCTTTGTATTGTTCAAACAATTCAGGATTTTCTATAATCTCAGATATTGCTACTTGGTCAGCTAAAGCAACCTGTATTCTTTGTCCTGAGCTTCTTTTGTCTTTTCCTTGAAGTAGTTTTGTCGCGTGTTTCAAAGCGTCATTTTTTGAATCAGCTAAGGTTGGAGTTCTCCACATATTGTCGTTGCTATAACCCCAATAGTTAGGTAATCCTAAATCTCCTGCCAATCCGCGGGGAAACCCATAAGTAGTGATACCCATTGGCTGTTCAATCTTTTCCCAATAAGTTTCGGGTTTCTCTCCCCCATGTCCTGCTCTAGAGTCGATCCATGTTTCCCTGCTTTCACTGATGGAGCTTGTTTGTTTATTGGCTTCGAGGCCTGACTCGCTCTTGGTGTTGACCACAATTTGGGATTCTCTCTCAAGTTCCCTGTGCTTTTTCTCTTGCTCTTCTTGGATTTGTCTCCACGATAAAGAGCGTTCTCCAAAGCTTCCCCTGTTCTCGGTTTCAAGTAATCCATAGTGTTCGGAGTTTCCCACGATGAATATTCTTTCTCTAAGGTGCGAGGCATTAACCGAGGCTGCTGATACAACTTGCCATTCAACACTATACCCGCTGTCGGAAAGGAAAGAAACAACTCTTGCGAAAGCTCCTCCTTTGTTTCCTTGGTCGTCTTTGGCTGTGAGGAGTCCTCTGACATTTTCTGCCACAACCCATTTTGGTCTAAGTACGCTAATGGCTCTTTCGAACTGATACCATAACATTCCTCGTTCATCTTCTTCACTCATTCCTTTCCTGTTACCTGCGTAACTAAAACTCTGACAAGGGAATCCACCAATAAGCATATCGATAGGTTCCAACTCTTCAAACTTAACTTCATTAATATCTTTGTTAATAACTTGTGATCTTGGAAATCTTTTTTCTAAAACAGAACAACAGTACTCATCAAACTCTACTTGCCATACAGTCTCAGCACCAAAATCAGATAGACCTCTTTCTATTCCTAAATCAAGACCACCAATACCACTAAATAAACTACCTATTTTCATGACTCATTACCCCATGTATCCCAACCTTCAGTACTATTTCTTGCGAATAGTTCTATTCGAGGAAGGTCTCCGACAAGTTCTATTATTTTTTCTCTAACTATGTCAGGTTTCTTTGAATGTCTTTCAATAGGACTTTCTATAACACTATGAACTCCTGCACTTAATCTTTTAGGTTTACCTTTAACACCAATCAAACATATTTCTGCATTAGATCTAGTCCACCTACCCATTCCCCAAAAATTTGTATCAGTAGATACTTTGTTCTTTTTTATCCATGTAAAACCATTTGTTTTATATGTGAAACCCCACGCTTCGAATAAAGGTATTGTTTCTATTAATTTAGGAAATGTTGTCCATAAAAACAAGATACAGTCATCATCAGCTATATCTTTTACAGGTAAATTACAAATATCATCAATAGACATTGTAGGATAATGTCTTACAGCACCGCCTCTGTTTTTAGAGGGATCATCATAAGACCATGGTGGATCAGCGTAAATTATTTTATATTTTTTATTTGGAAATTCAATCATACTAATTAGACCACTCCAAAGTAAAAAAGGTTACATGTTTTCTTCTTTTTTCCATTTCTTCTCCCATTCAATTACATCAGACCAACACCACTCGCTTGAAGACCAATCTCTCCATTGAGTTTTACCATATATGTCTTCGGCAAGTATAGAGGCAAATAAAATGTTGTAATAAGGAGAGAATTGTACTTTTTTGAATTCAAAACCAAAATCTGTTTTGGAAGTGGGACCTGTATATGGTTGCCCATGATACAGGATTACCCACTCATTCCACCTTGGTAGATCATACTCCTCAGCAACCCAATTCCAAGTCCAAGGAACAAATTGCATAACGCCTGAGTCGGAATTGTCATCACGATATGCAGTATCTTTTCCCCTGCTTTCGCACCACCCAATTCTTACTGCTGTGTCTATATTTTCGAAGTCAAAGTGTTGAAGATAAAGACTTGAATATTGTTTCATTTTTTGAGGGATTTCTTCCCTACATTCTAAATGTTTATTGATAAAATCAGTTTCTGTGCCAACCAGGGGTGGCGAAAAACTTGCTAAAAATAGCATACATTCAGCTATCATATTCTCCTTTGTTTTTTGATAGTTAATCTATAATAAGCATTTCTGCGTCTGCCAAAGCTAGTTTTTTAGACTTACCTGCTCCTGTACCGATCAAAGCATAACTTTGTTTAGTACCTACAGATTTAACTTTGAACACATCTGCTTCGTGAGAGCTCATATAAGGGTTCCACCTCACATGTATCATAAACTCTCCTTTGTGGATTATTTCATCCTCAAAAGCAGGTGCAGTGTCGACATAAGGTACTTCTACCAAAATATCTCCTTCTTCTATCTGATACTTAATTATAAACATAAAATTTGCAATTGTGCAAGGATATGTTAAACTTTTTAATACTAATAGAGGAGAGCAAATTTGGAAAGTAAAACATACACACCAAAAAAATTAACAAAAGACCAAATAGTAAGTTTTTTGCAACAAGAACCATCCAAAACCAATACAGAATGGGGTAATGAATGGGGCGTTTCAAGAGAGAGAGTTAGACAGTTTAGACTTAGATTCGGTCTTCCAACAGTTAAAGCTTTTGATCATGAGCTATTCGGTAAAGTTATTGCTGCTTGTGAAAACAGTAATGGAATATTAAACGCAGGATTATTTACTCATATACCAAACTTTGGAATAAGAACATTAGAAAAGTGGATGAATGAAAATGATGAAGTTAGGAGACAAGTAAACAGAGCTTTGAAATTAGCTTATCAGAATGCTTACTTTCCTACTACTAAAATGTGTAATTCTTGCGAGACAGTATTGCCTGTATCAAAATTTTATAAATCAAAATTTGGAAGAGATAAACTTATGCTTAAATGCAAAGAGTGTGACATAAAACAAGTTCAGTATTACTACAATAAAAGAAACACTCCTGAAGTAACTGTAGAAGAAAAAAAGTGTTCTATATATAAAGAAGCAGGAATACTACCTGCAAGTTTTTTTCACAGGTCAAGAAAAACAAGTACAGGACTTCAATACAACTGTATTCATTATGGTAAAGCGTATTCAAAATGGAAAAATAGATTTGTTAAAGCCAACTCTATAGAAAATGATATGCAAAGAAGAGCTGAACTTAATCTTTTAGGGGATTGGAAGAAAAAAGCTTACGATGAAGGACTTTTAAATCTTAAAAAAGATTTAGACAATATGTCCTCAACAGTAGAGAACCAACAAGTATTCGGCTAGTATTAATATACTATCTGATTTGAAAGTGGTCGGTGTTTAAAGTTTCACGCAAGTGAAGGTTTTATCAGGACACCGACTATTTTCTTTATTTGGGGTATTCCTTAATGTTATAATTAATCTATGCCACAATTAACAACAGCTTTATTAAACGAATCAATTGACATAGAAAGACTTTCAGGAACCGAAACACTTGATGATAGAGGAAACATTAGTACTGCATTCTCATCAAGTTCTTCAAATGTTCAAGCAAGAGTAGTTTTTTCAGGAGACACTACAGAAGAAAACACTGATGGTTTATTACAAAATTTAATAACATTAAGAATCACTATTCCTGCTGTTACTGATGTAACAACCAAAGATAGAATTTTATACGACTCAAAAAAATGGAATATTGTTGGTGTAAAAAATGTTAAAGATAGATTTGGTAATTCTTTTTATAAACAGCTAATAGTTCAGAGTGGTTACTAATGGCAGCTCCTAAAGTAAAACAACAAATTATAGGTAGATCTCTAAGAAGTTTTAGATTAACAAAAACTCATAGAGCTATGAATAGGTATTTAATTTATACAGACTCTGAAATAAATAACTATGGTCTACCAAGAGATCTTAACGATACAAGAAACTTTATTTACACACTCTCTGTTGCGTTAGAAGATGCACAAAGCGTTCTTCCTCTTCCTGTATTAGGAAAACTAAACAGATACAACTTGGCACTTGGTAGAGCTATTGGAGACTTCAACGCTCTTAAGAACACTATAGAAAAAAATACAGACAGATTTCAAGTAGCAGGTATAGGAGAAAGAGCTGTACGAAGAGCTGGTGGTAAAGTTGCAGGTAAGGTTATAGGTGTTATTCCAGCAGGAACTTCTTTTTTCGGAAATGTTGGATCTCGTTCTCTTAGGTCTGTTGTAGGAGCTAATGCAACGATTACTTTAGATAGAATGGTTAAAAAGTTGAGACCAGGAACTGTCTCTACTCGAATGATTGCTAATTTCGATAGAATGAACATGCAAGCTGAAAACAGAGCTGAGTATTTAGCAGAATATATTTTTCAAAAAATAGGAGAAAAAACTCCTCGTGATAGTGATAGATTATTAAATTCTCTTGCCATGAGGAAAACAAGGTCTAATTCTAAAAAAGACACAGGAGATTATTACATTAAAATTGGTAATGTTAAACCTATGCCTGATCCTAATGTTCCTTATCCTTGGGTTGTAGAGTTTGGTATAAACAAAGGCTTCAATAAAGAAACAGGATTCATGGACGCACTTCTACCTATTCCTAGAAGATTCCAATTCTTAAGAAGCGTCACAGGCCCTAGACCTGAAGGAGATACTTACTTTGGTGGTTTTTATAATAACGATAATAGAGGTCCATTCGATAGGTCAAAGAAGAACACCAATAAAGGTGCTATGGTTAGAAGAGCGTTATACGAAATATACCATGAGGCACCAAAATACAACATGAGTGCAGCTCTTGGAGGAAAATTTAGGACTAATCCATTTAAAGATATTTATGAAAAGAATAATATGAATAATTGGGACATACCTTTCTAATGTCAATTAATTTACCAGATTCAGAAGTACTGTTTAGAACTTGGGCTCTAGACCAAACTTTAATATCCGATATTGTTGGAACAGGAATAGCAACAAGGCTACCTTCAAATGCAACACTTCCTTTCGCTGTTATATTATTAAATTCAGCAACCGCAGAAAATGTAAATGGTGCACCTATTTGGTTAGCAAGTGTTGATGTAGATTGTTATGCAGGTAAATATGGATCTGATAACAATAAAGGAACCCCTGATTTCGCAAAAGCATTTGAATTAGCTAACGCCTTTGTTCGTTGTGCATTTGATTTTCCAGGTAAAAAATACTCAATAACAGGACAAGATGGAAGAGTACATGGGTTTAATCCAATACAAGGTCCATACAGGATAGATAATACAGAGAACGATTTGGCACGCTATACTGTAAATGTAGGTATGTATTATGGAGAAGCGTAATGAAAAAAATTAAGTTAAACCCTTACATAAGAGATTTTGACGCTATAAGAGATGAAAAACTCGATCTTATCATTGGAAAAGATTGGGTAGAAGTATCATCTGCTGATTGGAAAAGGATGAAAGAAGCTGGAACCAAACAAGGAGATACAATACTTCCTACTTTTATAGAAGAAGAAGAAGGTATGGGAGAAGTAAAAAACTTTATCAAAGATGATAAGGTTAAGATGGAAGAGCTTGAACTTGAGGATACCGACTTAGTAATAGAAGAAGAGGAATGACAAATTCCTCATAAGTTATAGGTAGGTATAAGTAATGGCACAAAGTATTACAGAGGTTTTGCTCGGAACAGGTACTCTATATACTGCACTTGAATCAGATTTAAATGGAAGTAGCCCAAATGCTACTTTCCCTTCAAATCCTTCAGCAGGTCCAGACAGTTCGTATTGGACAGATATAGGTTATTCTGAGGGTGGATTCTCATTAGAATATGACAAAACATTTGAAGATGTTATGGTCGCGGAAGAGATTGATCCGATTAAAACAATCAAGACTGCACAAGAAGTAAGAGTTACAGGCGAACTTGCACAAGCTTCATTGTCTAACTTAAAGTTAGCAATGGCGGGTGGAACAGTTACTGCTGATACTCCTTCTTCAGGTTACAGCACATTAGTTCCCCCAACAACAGACTCATTCTTAGAGTATGGTCTTTTGTTAAGAGTTAACGCTCCAGGAACAGATGAAGCTGGAACAGGAAAAGTTAGGGACATTCATGTTCCTAGAGCAGTGAACATTGGGGCTTTCTCAATGGTTCATGCTAAAGCACCACAAAAGGTAACAATCACAGTTGAATATAAAGTGTTGAAACCTAATAGTGATGCTCCATTTAGCAACATATTTAAAGTTATAGATACTGTTTAATTACAGTTTCTAAGATAGGAGAGTTATGTCAGATTTTATGGATTTCGATAAGGCTTATGAAGAGCTGGTTGAAAAAAAGCTAGAGTTTAAGGTAGCTGGAAAGAAATATAGTATTCCTGGACAGCTACCAGCTAGTGTGGTTTTAGGTCAGCTTGCAATATTAAACGATGCAGGCGAGCCCGATCCAAAACAAATAGGTAAATTCTTAGAAGAGCTTCTCGGAGCAGAAATTCTACAGGATATGATGGAGAATAAAGTCTCTTGGAAACAATTGGAAGAGCTACTTAATTGGTTATTAGTTCAATACGCTGTTATCCCTGACCCAAATGCGGTTGGTGGAGAAGCAGACGATGAGGATCCTGATAGCCCAAAATAAGTATCTCTACTAACGATGTCTTAGAAAGATTTTCGTCAGTAGAGTCAGACTTCCATCGCTTCTACAAGATAGACCCATTGTCCATATCGTGGAGAAAATTCAAAGTATTACTTTTTTCTTTAGTTTCTCAAGAATCAGCTTTTTACGCACCCTACCATGCAGAAATGTATGAAGAAATGAAAACGAGAAATGAAAAAGAATCCGATTTTACAAAAAACAAGCAAAAAACAAAAGTTTCTCTTGATGTCGCTATGAATGATTTAGGAGTATAGGCAATGGCTGACTTTAGTATATTAGTTGCAGCGAAAGCTTCCTTAAAACAAGCTCAATCACAATTATCATCTTTTGGTGCTAACGCGTCCAAAACAATAACTAAATTTACTTCTGGATTATCCGCAGCAGTGGGTACTGCAGCAATGGGTACTTTAGCTGGTCTTGCTTTGGCAATGGCTGGTGGTGCAGCAGCTGCAGTTAAATTCGAAAACGAATTTGCAAATGTAAAAAAGACTATGAACGATGTTCAAGATCCGCAGGTCTTTAAAAATATATCAGATGACATTCTTCGTTTATCAACAGAGATACCAATTATGGCAGGGGAACTTGCAGGTATTGCAGCAGTTGGTGGACAGTTGGGAATTGGAGCAGATGATATCTCTAGTTTCACAGAAGTTGTTGCTAAATTAGGTACAGCTACAAACATGTCTGCAGAACAAGCAGCAACCTCAATGGCAAGATTTCTTAATGTTACCAATGAACAAACAGATGCTATTGGTAAATATGCAGCAGTACTCGTTGAATTAGGAAACAGTACAGCAGCAACAGAAGGAGAGATAATTCTTCTTGCACAAAACTTTGGTGCCACAGGTAGCATAGTTGGTTTGAGTACAGAAGAGATACTTGCTTTCTCAGCAGCAATGAGAGAGACAGGTCAGCAGTCTCAAGCAGGTGCTACAGCTCTAGGTAAATTATTTTTAAATCTCTCTGACGCAGCAAAACTTGGTGGCAGTGAAATGGCTCAGTTTGCAGAAACAGCAGGGATGGACATAAATCAGTTTAGGAGATTAATAGAAACTGACATAGGAGAAGCAGCACAAATATTCTTAGGTGGTCTGAACTCCATGAATGAAGAGGGAAGATCAACAACTGCAACATTAGAAGAATTAGGTTTAGGAACTATTCGTGTACAAAGAGCTTTACTTTCTTTAGCAAACAACGAAGAAGGTTTAACCGAAGCAAGAAAGAGAGCTAATGAACAAGCTATAACTCAAAATGCTTTGAATGATGAAGCAGCACAAAAATTCGAAACTGCTTCTATGAAAATAACACAGATCAAATCTGCTCTTAATGCAGCTGCAATAACTTTTGGAGAAATATTTTTACCTGTTCTTAAAATAGTCCTAGATGCCTTGATTGGTTTCGTTGCAGTTCTTCAAGCTGTAGCTGAAATGTTTAGAGAAATGCCTGGGTTGTTAGCAGGTCTCGTAGCAATTCTTTCAGTATTGTCTGGAATGTTTATTAAAACAGGTGTAGCTACTTCAGGTTTTGCTGCAGCATTTTCTAAAGTCTTAGCTATAGGTCTCAGATTTATGGGAATAGCAGGTATCGTAGTGGGTGCATTTGCTCTAATTGGAAAAGCAGTAAAGAAATATAGAGATGATATAAAAGATGCAGAAGAAGTTTCTTCTGCTGTAGATGGAATTATTAGCAAAATAAAAGTTGACTTAACAAAAGGTTTTGATGCAGAACCTATAACAAAAGAAGAATGGACAGATTTCTTAGCTAACTTACCTGAAGCAACAAAAGAAGCAGTTGAACAAGGTGTCAAAAAAGGCATGCTTGGAGAAGAAGTGTTCAACGCAATAGTTAGTAGTGCTGATGGATTACCGAAAGCATTTAATGCAGCATTCGCTGATGTTGTTGATCTAGATGAAGGCTTTTTCGCTAGCGGAGACATGGACATTGGCGAAGTTACAAAAATGATTGAAATGATTAAAGACGCAGGATTAGAACAACAACTTGCTCCTGTTCTAAAAACTCTAGAGCAGTATAAATCAGCTCTTAGTACTTCAACTAAAAAATCTAGAGAGCAAAGAGAAGAACTAATGGAAATCTTAAAAGTTCAGTTTTCAATATTCCAAGGTGTAGAGAACGAAAAAGCAGCTCGTGATGAAATGATTTCAGGAGCGTTAAACAAGCATTTTGAACATGTAGGTAAAATAGATCGCAGAACTGTAAGTCTTCTTAAGACAGAAGAAGGTAGATTAAAGCTAGCTAAAGAACTTGCTAATGGACCTAATGGTATCAAAGTATTTAAAGACATACTTGGAGATACTGTAGGAGTTGCAGAAGAGTTAAATGAAGAGTTCGAAGGGACAGAGACAAACTTAGATTCTTTGTTAAGAATATCTAATGACTTTAGAAATAAGATAGATAAACTATTTAACCCAATCAAAGAACAATTTGAATTACAAAAAAATGAGAGAGACTTAGCTAAAGCACACAAAGAACATGCTGATTTACACAAAGAACAGAAAAAACTAACTGCAGACGATCTCACTCTACAACAAGAATTACAAGACCTTGCTTCTGCCAATCTTGAAACTGAAGAAGAAAAATTAGAAATACAAGAATTAAATAACGAAGCTCTTGAAATAGAACAGAAGATAAGAGAAGGAAATGCTCTATCTGCTGATCAATTTTTAAAGAAAGAAAAACTCAAAAAAGAATTAGCTCAAGTTAATGCTGCTATATCTCAAGGCTCTTTAGAGTTCCCTGAAAAGGAACGACAATTTATTCAAGATCAAATAGATGCTATTGACGAAAAAGCATTGACTCAAAAAGATGCTGATGATAAGCGTAAAAAAGCTGGAGAGATAGCACAAACAGCTGAAGAGAGAAGACTACAAGCTATTAATGATATTGAGCAAGAAAGAATACAAATAGGGGAAAGACTAGCAGAAATCCCTGATGAAATATTAGACACACATCAAGACATTCACGAATTACAAAGAGATCTTGTTGGCAATCAACTTGATATGATACAGGCTCAATCAGATTACAACACTCTAAAACAAGATGAACTTAAGATGACTGCTGAATTACTCGGAATGAATATGGCTCAAATTGATGGTCTTATGACTTTAATGAATCATGTGAGAGTAGAGTCAGGACCTATGGGTCAAGGTTATTTAGATAAGTTGCTAGGAAACCTACCTCAGCTTATGACTTTGTTAGGTTATGACACAGGTAATTCAATTACAGGTCCTCAAGCAGATAGTTTGTATAAAAGTTTTATGTCAATGGGTAGCAGTTATGCAAATATGAAACCTACTTTCAGACACATGGGTGGTAACTTCAAACCAGGACAAAACTATGTTGTCGGAGAATATGGTCCAGAAATGATGAAAGCTTTCCCAGGTGGTGGTGGTCAGATTACTCCTATGGATTCAAGTAGAGGAGACACTGTAAATAATGTTACACTTAATGTAACAGGTCTTCCTTCTGATCCAATCTCCGCAAGAAGGACAGCACAACTAATACAAAAAGAATTAAATAAACTTAAAGGAGATGGAAGGTCAGGCGTTGTTAGGTAAAATAAAAGATAATCTAGGTTTGATAGCAACTGCTTTAGCTCTTATGGGAACAATAGGAACAGGTTTATCAACTGCTGGCGAAATAGTAAACACTCTTCAAGGCATAGATGAAAGAATGAACAATATAGAGTATGAATTTACTGCTCTCAAAGAAAGCACTTATGTTCAAGGCGATATAGCTGTACTGTTTGAAAAAGTTCAGAAACTAGAAATAGCTAATGATACTAACCAATATGTTCAAATCGAAAAATGGGAATGGGACGATATCAAAATACAAATTACTCGTCTTGAAACACAACTTATAGACCAGGAACAAGACTTAAATGTAGTTAGAGAAATACAAACTAGATTAGCTTGGATAGAAGCGAACTGTTGTAGATAATGATTGATAATAAACAAAAAGATATTCTAAAACCCTGCGAGTCAGAAAGAAAATGTGGTAATTATTTTTATAGTACTAAGTATAGGTACTGTGAACAGTGTAGAAGTAGGGAGATGTGCTAATGGGTTTTACTAAGAAACCACAAAACATGAGAAGCCTTAAAAGAGGTATTTTAGGGAGAATGAAACAAGGAGAAGATATAAACCTTATGCTTGCTCCATACCCAAGAGAGGTGCAAGTTGAAATTGTTACTTGGATAAAAAGGAAATTAGATGGCTAATACAATGACCATAGGGAGAATTACATTTACTTCTCCAAACAGTATCAGAGAAAGTTCTATACAAACAGGACAAAGAAATTCATTAGATCGAAGCTTTAGCTTTAATGGAACTTTGTGTGGTACAGGTTCAGGTCAAGCCTACATAGATAGTTCAAAAAAATTAAGAGACGAATTAATCTCAATGGGTAATTCGGACTTATTACTACCTATTACTTATGAGGGAGATACAACTATGGAAGGATTTGGTAAAGTTACTTCTATGGATGTATCTCCTGTAAAACTTGCAACAGGTTATTTTTCTTATCAAATAGGATTCGAGATGAAAGGTAGACCATCTGAAATGATGTTTGAATCAAATATGTCAGGTGCTCTAATACAAAACTCACACTCCATTACAACATCTAGTACAACTTATGCACCTTGGCATGCTGTACCTGTAAATACTTTTAATTATAAAAATGATTCAAGACCTGTGGGTGCTACAAGGTCAACAGAAAATGGAGACTTGTCTTTTTTCTATGATGCAGATTTAAGAACTTATTCTTCTAATTGGATAATAGATCCTGTAGATTACTACAAGGGTGCAGCTAAAGTAACTATAGATAGCACAGTAAAAACAGGATATTTAACAAGGAATTTACCAACAGGCGTAGAGCTTTCTAATGGCATAGTTAAAATTACTTCAGGAAGTACAACAGATGAATCTAGATTTACACTATCTTTCTATGACAATGGTGCTTATACAAGCGATAGGGAAATTGCAATATCTTCAGGTAGTTCAGAAACAGAATGGAATGTGTGGCAAACAGTACAGATTTTAAGAAATGAACCACAAGAAGTTGTTGTTAGATTTACTTCTTATTCAGATGATACTTTTGGAGATGGAAGACTTACAGTTGACCTAGGGTTGAAGAGAGGTGCTCATCATGTTTCTATGGTTATCTCAGAGGGGGGAACTTCAGACAGAACTGCAAATACAAGAAAAAATCTTAAGCTAATTACCGCAAATACTGTTGCAGATGATACAGGATATATGATAGAAAGTAGTACAGACTTATCAGGACAAAAATTTATGATTGGGAGTCCCCAGGGATATACAGCAGATACAACTAATAGATTGATACATTTATCGAATTCTCAGTTTAAATGCTTTTTAGGTTATGTTTATAACTCTGCTTCCCCTGAGAACCATAACACTGCAGATGCAGTAAGAGACCAATACCTAGAAAGTTTGTACGAAAATATTCGTTTAGTGAGGGCATAATGGCAGTTACAGAAAGGCACATGGGTGTTGGTAACTTTACAGTATCTTTTTCTCAAGAGTTTACACCTACAGAAATAATTGAATCTATTAAAGAGTGGGGGCATATTGTCATAACTCCTCAAGAAGTAGATGTTAATACTCTTTCAGACGCAGATGTTCTTTCTACTTCGAGATATACAGGTATAGTTTTAAATAGATCCTTAGAAGAAGGTGTAGTTGATATATCAGGACAAGGATTACAACTCTACTTAGGAGATGGTCAGTCTAAAGGAATGGTCATTGCTGAATCTAAAAATGTTGGAAAAGTAAGAGTTTATACAAATACCACATTGGCTGAAACTCTTTTCAACTCCTCAGTAAGCACAGGAAAACCTTATGGAATTCTAAGGAACGAGGCAGGTAATTCTCAAGCCATAACACAAGGTGTTATTTACGAGCCAAGTGGAACTTATATTGGTCAACATTTTGTTCAAACAGCTTTATCTGCATTAAAAGAAGTCGCTGAATTTTTTAGCATAGAATATAGAGTTAATCCAAATGCAACTATTGACGCAGGTCCTGCAGCTAACTTATTTGCTGGAGTAAACTCCGATCCTTCAACAATTGTTGTTAAAACAGGATATGGAGAAGATCCAAACTTTGATGGCGTAGTACCTCAAGGACTAAGAACAGAGTTTGATGCAACTGATTGGGTTTCACGAGTAGACTTTGTCGGAGAAGTAGGATATTTCGACTCAGCAACTGATGTAGCTGGAGAAGCAAACATAGGTTCTAATCCTTATAAAGATTTACATGGAAACGCATTAAGTAGAAGTGGATTAGTCCAACAGCCTGAGATTGCTGTAAGTCAACTTAATTCAAGAGCACAACTTATGTTAAATGAGTTATCTAGAGTTAAAAAAGTTTTGAACTTAGATTTAGAGCAGTACGAAGTTTCTGGAGATATGCAAGTTGGAGACTTTATATTTGCTTTTGATCCTGATATTGGATTTATAGACACTTCAGTTGACGCTACCGCAGAATCAAGAGATTTATACGAAGTTACTTTTAGAGGACAAATTATTACTCCTGTAAAAGTAAGAGTTGTAGGATTAACTTTCCCAATAGCAAATGGTATGGGTGTTTACTTTAGAGATAAAGATGGAAACTACACAGACCTAACTCAGTATGTTCAATTTGAATCTGGAGCAGCACAAGTAGAACTTGGCGATGTTATTAGATTTATTGGCGATGACCTACGATTTGATGAGTTTTCTTTAAACAGGGTAACTGCTGGCGTATTCTCTATTCCTGACCTACCAAGCACTCCTACGCTTCAATCAGGCACATATCTGAACGCAACAGGAGATTCAATAGGATTTATTCGTGTAACAGTGGCAAAACCGACTAATGTCGATGGATCTCAGATAACTGATGGTAGTCATTACAGAATAAGGTATAAAAAAACAACTGATGCACAATATTCTTATCAAAACTTTCCATTTACAGGTGTAAGTTCAGAGAGCTTATTAATACAAGATTTAACAGTAGGAGTTACATACGATGTAGGTGTTGCTGCAATTGATAAATCAGGATTCAAGAAAATGTCTACCTATGATGGATCAGGGGAAGATTTATATACTAATACGCCAAGTGTTAACGCTAGCTATGCCACTAACGCAAGAATAGAGATTGAAAAAGATGGTCAAGCACCAACTAAACCTAAAGCAGCAACTATTGCAGCAGGTCCATTGCGTGTCCAGGTAACACATTATCTAGGAAAAGATGGAACAGATGGTAGTGGAAATCCTTTTGGTAACTTTACAATAGAAGGAGATGTTGACCACTTAGATATACATGCTGTTACACAAACAGACAATGTACAAAACTTTACTGTAAATACTGCAAATAAAATTGGAGAGATCAGAGTCACTTCAGGAAACCTACTTCAACAAATTCCTGTTATAGGAACAATTGAGTTGGAGGATTCAACAGACCAATACTTTAGAATAGTAGCTGTTGATAAATCAGGTAATGAGTCCGATCCTTCTGATGGGCAAACTGCAACAGCTAACTTAATTGCTGAATCTAACATAACAGATGCAACTATTACTACAGCCAAAATAGGAGAAGCTCAAATAACAAACGCTCTTATTGCAGATGCAACAATAACTACTGCAAAGATAAATGACCTATCAGCAGATAAAATAACATCAGGAACTATTACAGGTGGAGAGATAACTGTTGGTGGTGTTTCAAATACTTCAGGGTTTATAAAATCTTATAACTACTCAACAGGTTCTGCAGGTTTTAGTATTAATTCAGATGGAACAGCAGAGTTTCAAAACGCAACTATTAGAGGTACTTTAAATGCTTCTGATATAACTGCAGGAACACTAAATGTAAATGCTTTAACTTCTGATGGAAGTATTGATGGAGATAAAATAACCGCTAACTCTATTACAACAAGTGAACTTAATTTTACTCCTGCTACTTCTAGTGATTTATCAAACTATGTAACGATAAGTTCTACTACTGCAGGAACATTAGATATTATTGCTGACGATGTAGAAATACAAGGCAACTTAAGTGCTACAGGAACTATTACAGCAGATGCAGGATTTGTTAGTGGTGTTGCTATTGTTCCTACTTCTACAACTTCTGCAGTTAATATGAACGATACCTCTACTTTAACAGACAGTCTTACACTTTCAGGTAGTGGTCAATTTAGAACTGCTTCGTCTGGTCAAAGAGTAGAAATATCTTCTGCTTTTGGACCAGAAGTAAGATTTTTTAATTCATCAGGTACTGATGTTGGTGCATTATCTCAATCAGCATCTCTTGTACAGCTTAGAACAGGAGCTATTGCATCTAATAATATGCAAATTTTAGCTTATGGAAATCTTAATATTGCTGCTGCAGGTTCTGATGGAATTAATTTTTCTAGTGGTGCAGCAGGTACAGGACAACCAGAAATAAGAATTGGTGGAGTAGCAGGTAGTAATAAATATTTAATAGTAGATTCTCAGGGTAAATTAGATTATTCTTCCTCATCTGTATCAGGTGGTGTTACTTCTATAACTGCAGGTGGAGAACTTTCTCTTGCAGGTGCAGGTACAGGAGATGTAACTATTACACACGCTGATTCTGACCACGATAATCAGTATTATACAAAAGACACTATGAACACCTTACTTGGTGCTAAATCAAGTACAAGTCATGGTCATAATTATGGTAACTCGAACCTCACTGATAGTGATGTAACTAATAACTCTGCAGTGCAGACAGGTTTTAATCATGCAAATTCTGGTCATGTAAGTAATAACAGTGTAAATCTTGCTATTCAATTACATTCAGGAGATGCAAACGCACACCACAGTGAAAACTTTGTTGCTCAACATGATAACAATGAACATAGTACAGATTTTGCTTCTCTAAGTAGTTATAACAATCACTTGAATAACTTACACTTTTCTGACCAAAGACTCAAAAATGATGTACAAGAGACTACTTTTGGGCTTGATTTCATAAACAAGCTTAGACCTGTTGATTTCACATGGGACAGTCTTTACTTAGATACATACTATGATGAAGAATATTTTAGTGAACTCAAATCGCTTTTAGGTAATCAACAACAAGGTTTTATAGCTCAAGAAGTAAAGCAAGCTGTGTATGAAACCAATCAGTCCAATACTGATTTTGGAGGCTTTTTATCTGTAAATATAACAGAAGAAGATCAATTAATTAAAGATGAAACAGGGACAACAGACGACATAAACAAACTTGATTACTTACAATTTATAGGTCCATTAGTTAAGTCAGTTCAGCAACTATCAGCTAAGATAGAAGTACTAGAAGCAAGAATTGATGAGCTAGAAGGTTAATTATGGTTATAGAAGAGTTTAAGTTTTCAGGACGAGAAAAAACCGATCAAGAAAAAATAATAGAGTTAAAATCTACAATTGAGTTTTTAGAAGATAAATACATAGAAGAAACAGCTAAAGAAGAACCTATAGCCGAAATAGTTACTAAATTAGAAACAGATATTATTTCTAAAAGAGAAGAATACGAATCCCTTGGAGGAATTTACGATTGAAGTATTCGTTGGGGGGCAAACAATTCATAGAGTTCAAAACAGATGTAGAAGGTCTTGAAGAATTTGCACCTGTAAAACCTTCTAGTTTTTATTTACCTAAATGGTTTAAGAGTATGTCTGAAGCAATAGAAGTGGATGCTCAACATGAAAAAGGTAAACCTAATTACTTTGGTAAAAAAGGAGATACAGCCAAAAAGTTTTCAACAGGAACAGTCAAAAGATGTCCAGCTATTGTCGATTTAATTACCGAGGGTTTCATAATACCAATGTGGTGTGATTTTCTTGTACAAAGAGATATGGAAACTATTGAGTGGGATAATAAAAATTTTAAGTATGGTCTTGAGTTTCATAGTCAAAAACAAATCGCTGGGTGGGATTTAAAAAAAACAGACTTTTCAGAAGCAGTAAAGTTTGTCAATCCTTGGAGAATATATACACCACCAGGTTATTCAGTAATGTTTTTAGCACCAACATACCAATTTGAAAGAAGATTTACAGTATTACCAGGTATTGTAGAAACTGACAATTACAACTCAGTTAACTTCCCAACAGTATGGCACACAACTAAGGATGCTATAATTGAAAGAGGAACGCCATTTATACAGGTAATTCCATTTAAAAGAGACAAATGGAATCTAGATGTATCTCAAATGACAGATGAAGATATTCGTGCAGAGGGAATTCAAAGAAATACTCTCGGTACGAAATTCAAAAATTCCTACAGAGATTTAATTTCTAGGAGAAAGAATGCCAGAACTAACTAATTCAGAACAAGAAAATTTATTACTTCAACAAATTAAAGAAGCTAGAGGTAATTTATTCCATCACGAAATGGATGAGATTACAGAAGCTGATTATGGTGCAGAAATGCGAACACAATGGGAGAATGTAAAAGCAGACCTTCAAGCTAGAGTAGATAGACTTGAAGCCAAATATACTACAATGTTTGGCGACTAATGGCTGATTTAATAAATGAGGGTAATTCAAAGATAGAGGTAGTAGATAGCTCTACTGATTCTCTAGCTAAAATAATTGCCGAAATCAATGGTGTAGAAAGAATACACCAATCCTCTACTCTTTTAACTTTCACAAACCCTAACGATCAGTTAGAAACAGGTAACGCAACAGACGATCAGAATGGTGCTGCTTCAACCTTTAATGGTTTACAAGTAAATGACTCGACTATAAAAATACAATCTGGAGATGGTTCTTCTGTACCATTATCTAACCTTTACCTTGATGGTAAATCAATTATTTCCGATAAAACCTTATCTATTGGTACTACAGGGCAAAAAGAACTTCACTTTGGTACAAATGGAACACAATGGGTAAAAATTACAGAAAGTGGATATTTAGATTTCCAAAAAATGACAATCAATGGTTCTCAAGGAACTGCAGGACAATACATAAGAAATGCAGGAAATGGAACTATCGAATGGTCAACTATTGATAGTAATAATGCTTTTGGAACAATAACAGTTGGTGGAACTAGCTTAGATGCAGGTAGTGTTGGGGATACTGTCACATTCACAGCAGGAGATAATATTACTCTTACTCCTGATTCAAATACAAACTCTTTAACTATTGCAGCAACTCAACCAAACATATTCTCAACTATATCAGTGTCAGGTCAAGATGACATAACAATTGACCAGGCTTCAGATACTTTAAATTTTGCAGGTGGTACAGGTATCGCAATAACTACAGATGCTTCTACTGACACTATAACTATTACGAACACAGGTACTTCTAGTGGATCCACAGAAGATGTATTTAAAACGATTAACACACCTTTCGGAGCTGATGTAGTAGCTGATAGTTCTAATGATACTTTAAATTTGATGGGCGTAGGGATAACCATTACAGGAGATGACGCTAGTGACACAATCACATTTACAAGTGAAGCTTCAACAACCCTATCTCCTTTAGGTTATTTGCAATGGACTGATTATTCAGGAGCTATAGATAAGGTTCCTTTAAAAAACTTTTTTATTAATAAAACTTTTAGTGGTTCAGTAAATGGTGGGGGTACATCTGTAGGTATGGCAACGAGGGCTATTCGTATGCTAGAATCAGATGGTAGCACTTATGATTTTGTAATCATGCCTGCTAATAGTTCTGGAGATAGTCTGACATTCACATTCACACAATCCGATGGAACACAAGTAACCAAAGACATAACAATGGCAGCGTAGGGAATTAAATGGCAGCAAAAAATCCAATAAGAGGCGATTATTCGGGTTCCGATTTAGTCGGTTTTGCAGAGTTTCAAGCAACAGACTTTATAGCAATAGCTGATGGTGGTACAGGTGCAATTTCTTCAGCAGGTGCTAGAACTGCTTTAGGAATAGCAATAGGTTCTGATGTACAAGCTTACGATCCTCAACTTACAGATGTAGCTAACTTAACTCCTACAGATGGTGGTTTTATAGTCGGAGATGGTTCAAACTTTGTTTTAGAATCAGGAAATACAGCTAGATCTTCACTAGGATTGTCCTCTTCGGATAGTCCACAATTTACAGGTTTAACATTAACTTCTATATCTATTGATAGTGTTACCTTATCTACAATAGTTACAGAATCCGAAGGTATGTCTGGATCAGACAATGACACTTCTGTTCCAACAACTGCTGCAATAATAGACTACATATCCAACACTGTTGATACTACAGAAGAAGTACAAGACATTGTTGGAGCTATGGTCACAAGCAATACCGAAACATTAATCGGTGTTACTTATGACGATAGTGATGGTACTTTAGACTTCGTTGTTGATAATGATTTAGCTAATTACTCCAATACAAACTCAGCTTTTATAACAAAATCAGGGATAAGTGTTACAGACTCAGGTGGAGATGGTAGTTTAAGTTATGATAATTCAACAGGGATTATCACTTATACAGGTCCTAGCTCTACAGAAGTAAGAGCCCATTTATCAGCAGGTACAGGTGTTTCTTATTCTTCGGGTCAATTTAGTATTGGTCAAGATGTAGGAACTACTGCAGATGTAACTTTTAATAGTGTTGCAGGAAATGTTACAGGAACTGTTTCTTCTATTGCTAATCATGATACAGATAGCTTAAGTGAAGGAACGACCAATCTTTATTACACAAGTGCTAGAGCCAACTCAGACTTTGACACAAGATTAGCTACTAAAGATACAGGAGACTTATCAGAGGGCAGTAATTTATACTTTACTAACGCAAGAGTTGATACTGAAATAGACAGCTATCTTAGTGGAGGAACAGGAGTTGCTGTATCCTCAGGAGTAATAAGCATAGGACAAGCTGTTGCCACAACCTCAGATGTTACTTTCAATGACTTAACAGTTTCAGGAGACTTAACTGTAAGCGGTACCACTACAACAGTAAATACCGAAACCATTGCTTTAGCTGACAACATAATAGTTTTTAATTCAAACGCAACAGGTTCTGCTACAGAAAATGCAGGAATAGAAATTGAGCGTGGAGATGACACTAACAAAACATTAATTTGGGATGAGAGTGCTGATAAATGGACAGTAGGATCAGAGACATTTATTGCAGGGACTTTTGAAGGAGCCTTGATTGGAGATGTCACTGGTAATGTTACTGGAGATGTAACAGGAGATATTGATGGTGCAATAATACTATCTGGTAAGAATCAAACAGGTTCTACAATTGGTGCAGGTGTACCAGTTTATATATCTGGGCAAGCATCTTCTGGAACAGAATTTACAGTAGCACCAGCAGATGCAGATGGTTCTGGAACAATGCCAGCAATTGGTATAACAACTGCTTCAACTAATAATAACGCAGCAGTATCAATATTAACTTTTGGTAAATTTGTAGGTTTAGATACTTCCTCGTTCTCAGTTGGAGATTCTCTTTATGTATCAACTTCTGGAACTTTAGTTAACACTCCTCCTACAGGAGAAAGTGCTTTACTTCAAAAAATCGCAAAGGTAACAAGAAGTCACGCATCAGATGGTGCAATATTTGTTCAAGGTGCAGGTAGAAGTAATGCAGTACCTAACTTAGATGATGGAGATATATTTATAGGTAATGCTTCTAATCAAGCAGTTACTGCTAGCTTTAATACAACTTTCGATACCCAACTTGCAACAAAAGATACTGATGACTTATCAGAAGGTACTAACTTATATTTCACAGACGAAAGAGTAGATGACAGACTCAATAACTTATTAGTCGCAGGAAGTAATATAACTCTTACCTATGATGATTCTGCTAATACTCTTACTATTGCAGGGGTTGAAGATAACTTTGCTAATAATACAACAGATGATTTAGCTGAGGGATCAACCAATTTATACTTTACAAACGCTAGGGCTCAATCTGCTCTTACAGGCGGAACAGGAATCTCTAATACTTCAGGAACTCTAGCAATAGACTTTACTGAATTCGATACAGATAATGTTGTTGAAGGAAGCTCTAGTTTATACTTTACAAATGCTAGAAGTAGAGGTTCAGTATCTGTAGCTTCGGGTTCAGGTTTAACTTACAATAGTTCTACAGGAGAGTTTGGAACTTCTTCAATACCTAATGCTCAATTGGCCAATAGTGCAATAACTATAAACTCAAACGCAGTTTCTCTTGGTGGATCAGTTAGTTTAGACACTGATGACATTACAGAGGGTAATAACCTTTACTACACAACAGGAAGATTTGATACAGCATTAGCTACAAAAGATACAGATGATTTAACTGAAGGGTCAACTAATCTGTACTACACAGATGCTAGAGTCGAAAGCTATATTAGTGGCGGAACAGGTATTGACTTCTCTTCAGGTGCTATATCCATAGACTCAACAGTAGTAACAGAAAGCTCAACAGATACACTTACTAATAAAACAATTAGCTTTGAAGACAATACAGCAATTGTTACTTTTGCTGTTACTGTTTCTAGTGCTTCAGGTTCTAATAAATACTTTTTAGATGGAGAGAGTTCTGCAAGCGTTCAATTAATACCAGGCGTTACATACAGGTTTGATCAATCAGATAACTCTAACTCTGGACACCCTTTTGCTTTGTCAACAAGTGAAGATGGAACCAATTATACAACAGGAGTAACTACCAATGGAACAGCAGGTTCCTCAGGTGCTTATACTCAAATAGTTGTAGATGGTGCTACTGCAGATAGATTATTCTACAAATGTACAGCTCACTCAGGAATGGGTGGCGGTGTATTGGAAGTACAAGGAAGTGCAATAGTTGAATTTGCTGTAACTGTTGCAAATGTTAGTGGTAATAAGTATCACTTAGATGGAGAAACAGCAGCAAGTGTACAACTCATACCTGGAATGGTATATAGATTTAATCAATCAGACTCTTCAAACTCAGGACACCCATTTAGACTATCTTCAACAAAAGATGGTACACACAACAGTGGATCTGAATACACAACAAAGGTAACAACCTCAGGTACTCCAGGTTCTGCAGGTGCATATACTCAGATTGTTGTTGACGCAGCAACTTCAGATTCTTTATATTACTATTGTTCCTCACATTCAGGAATGGGTGGGAATGCTGTTATATCTGTTCAGGGTGTCTCTCTAGCAGATAGTGATACAGATGATTTAACAGAAGGCAGTTCTAACCTTTACTTTACTAATGCAAGGGCTAGAAGTGCAATATCTGTAACTGATAGTGGTGGAGATGGTTCTTTATCATACAACAGTTCTACAGGAGTAATAACCTTTACAGGTCCATCTGCTGCTGAAGTCAGAGCACACATATCTGTAACAGATTCAGGTGGAGATGGTTCTTTAGCTTACGATTCAGGAACAGGTGTAATAACATACACAGGACCTAGTGCTTCAGAAACAAGAGCTCATTTTACAGCAGGAACAGGTATTGGAATATCCTCAGGAGAAATCAGTATAGGTCAAGCAGTTGCTACAACCTCTGATGTAACATTCAACGATCTTATCGTATCAGGAGATTTGACAGTATCAGGAACAACTACAACAGTTAACACTGAAACAATAAACCTTGCAGATAATGTAATTACTTTAAATAGCAACGAAACAGGAACACCAAGTCAAAATGGTGGTATCGAAATAGAGCGTGGTACTTCAACTAACAAAACTCTTATTTGGAATGAAACTGATGACAAATGGACAATAGGTTCTGAAACTTTTGTAGCAGGAACTGTAGAAGCTAACTTAACAGGAAATGTAACAGGTAATGTTGCAGGAAATGTAACAGGAACAGTATCTGATATATCTAACCACGATACTGATAGTCTTACAGAAGGTAGTAGCAATCTATATTTTAGTAACGAAAGAGTTGATGATAGAGTTAGCTCTTTACTGACAGCAGGAACTAATGTTTCACTAACTTATGATGACTCAGCTAATACATTAACAATTGCTTCAACTGATACAAATACACAGCTTTCACAAGAACAAGTAGAAGATTTTGTTGCAGGAGTTGTTACTGCAGGTACAGGAATATCTGTTACTTATGATGATAACGCAGGAACATTAACAGTTGCGAATACTGCTTCAACAAGTACAGAAGATGTACAGGATATTGTTGGCTCACAGATTGTAACAAATGGTTCACACACAGGTATTTCATTTGCTTATGACGATGCTAATGATGGTGCTATAGACGCAACAGTTTCATTATCAGGATTTAGTACAAGTAACTTAGCTGAGGGAACTAATCTTTACTACACAACAGCAAGAGCAAATACAGATTTCGATACAAAGATAGCAGCAGCAGATACAGGAGACTTATCCGAAGGAACAAATCTTTACTATACAAATGCTAGAGCTGATGCAAGAATTGCAGCTGCTGATATACAAGACCTTTCAAATGTAGGTTTTTCTGCACCAGGAGCCACAGAAGATCAGAAAGTTATTACTTGGGACAACTCTGCAGGTAGCTTTGCACTTTCTTCAGTATCTGGTCTTTCAGGTTCAGGAGAAACAAACACAGCTTCTAATGTTGGAACTGCAGGTGTAGGTGTCTTTAAAGGTAAAACAGGCGAAGATTTACAGTTCAAGAAAATAAATGCAGGTTCAGCCAAGATAACAATTACAGATGATACTTCTAATGACGAAATAGATATTGACTTTGGTTCTGTAGCTGCAGGAGACTTAAGCGATGTAACTACTTCAGGCGTTACAAATGGTCAAGCATTAGTTTATAGTTCAAGCAACTCAAGATTTGAACCAGGTAATGTTACTGCAACAATAAGTGGACTTACTGATACAACAATCAGTTCATTACAAGCAAATCAATTCATAAAATATAGTGGTTCAGCTTGGGTAAATGTAACTGTAGATACAGACGACATTGGCGAAGGTTCAACAAACCTTTACTACACTGACGCTAGAGCACAAGCTTCTATTACAGGTGGAACAGGTATTTCAAACACTTCAGGTACTCTTGCTATAGATTTTACAGAGTTTGATACAGATAGCTTAACTGAAGGTTCAAGCAACCTCTTTTATACAAGCACAAGATTTAACACTGATCTAGCAACTAAGACAACAGATAATCTTACAGAAGGTTCTACTAACCTTTATTTCACTAATGCGAGAGTAGATACAGAAATTGATTCATATTTATCAGGTAGCACAGGTGTCACATACTCAGGTGGAGCAATATCTATTGGACAGGCAGTTGCAACAACTTCTGATGTAACCTTTAATGATCTGACAGTATCTGGCGATTTAACAGTTTCTGGAACTACAACTACAGTCAACACAGAGACAATCAACTTAGCTGATAATACAATTACTCTAAATTCCAATGCTACAGGCTCAGCAACTGAAGATGGTGGTATTGAAATTGAGAGAGGTAGTGATACTAATAAGACACTTCTTTGGAATGAAACTACAGATAAGTGGACAGTTGGTTCAGAAACATTTGTAGCTGGAACATTTGAAGGTAATGCAACAGGACTTACAACTACAGCATTTACAGGATTAACTGCAGACAGTTCTCCTGCTGATGACGACCTCGTTATGGTTTATGACTCAAGTGCTAGTGCTTACAAAAAGGTAACAAAATCAAACTTTGCTGGTAGTGCTAGTGGAGGACTCACAGGTGCATTAGACTTTACACTTGCAGATACAACAGAAGACGATATTGACTTCTTAAATCTTGGAGCAACAGGAACAGATGTAGAGGTAACTCTAACAGATGGAACTGTAGATCCAATACAAATCACTTCAACAAGTGCAAGTGCTACAGCTTTCTCAGATAATGATAACGATACAAAGATACAGGTAGAAACAACTTCTGATATTGATGATATTAGAATCTTTACTGCAGGTTCAGAAAGAATGCGAATTGAATCTGATGGTGTTGTCGATATCAAGTCAGCAAAACTTAAAATTAATGGTGGTGCAGGAACAAATGGTCAAGTACTTACTACAGGTGGCGATGGAACAATAAGTTGGGCTGATACAGTCTCTTCATTAGCTGCTAATGACTTAACAGATGTAGCAACTTCAGGACAAGCTTCAGGAGACAGCTTAGTTTTCAATGGTTCAAATTATGTTCCTCAAAGACCTACAAATATAGAAGATGCTGATGGAGATACAAGAGTTCATGTAGAAGAAAGCTCTGACGAAGATAAAATACGATTTGATACAGGTGGTAGCGAGAGATTTGTTATGGATACAAATGTTACCGCTTCAGCACAAGGTGGTTTCTTCTTACATAGACAAACCCTGGCTTCAGGAGAGAGTTTTTCAATAGCCTCAGACACAGGAACAGTAGCAGCAGGTCCAATGGATGTAGAAGGAACATTAGACATTGCAGGTACATTGGTTGTTGTATAGTGAGTAATCCTATTGACTATAATGAGATAGAGAAAGAATTGGGAGATCTTTTGTCAGAAACAGACACAGAAATCAATATAAAACCTGAGGGAACAGAATAATGTCAGAACTTAATGTAGATACAATAAATGAGCAAACATCTGCTAATGGTGTAACCATAGATGGTGTCTTAATAAAAGATGGCAGTATTGGAAGTGCTTATTTAGATGCTTCAACTACTGAAACGATACAAACTTTAACTTCTAGCTCAGGTGCTTTAGCTATCAATATGAGTAGTGGAAAATCAGGAACTATTACTTTAAGTGAAAATGTTACAAGCATTGCTTTTACAAATATTCCTACAAGTGGACACGCAACATTTACATTAAAAGTTAAGCAAAATGCAAGTACTGCTTATACCCTTTCAGTCGAAGCAATTACTGTCAATGGTGGTAGTTCAGCAAAAGTATTTAGACCTGCAGGACAAACCTATACATCAACTTCTACCAATAGTGTTGAGGATGTTTTAGTATTTGAGTTTTATAACGCAGGTACACCATTTCTTACACAAACTAAAAATTATCAACAAACATCAACACTTCAAGGCTCTAACTTATTTTTCAATTTAGATTTTAACAATACGAATTGTTATAGTGGGTCAGGAACAACTGTTAACGATTTATCTGCAACAGGTTTTGATTTCAATGTGGTAGGCAGTCCTAATTTTAGCACAGATGGTAATGGAGATTATAGATTTACAAGTTTTAGTACTTCTAATTATTTACAAAGTGCAAGTAATACAGGTATTTCAACAAACACAGAGCCATTAACAGTTACTGCTTTAGTTAGTGAAAGTACTACACAAAACTATTCAGGTATATGGGGACAAGGTTATGACACTCAACAAACACACATAGCAGGTATTTCTTATAGTGGTAAGTTTGGTACAGACCATTGGCAACCAGGTGGTTGGTATGCTGCTGCACACAGTTTAAATGTAAAGTATTTAATTACTTGGGTTTTTCCTACAGTTGCTGATAGGTCAACTGCAAATGGTAAAATTTATTTTTCTGGTACAGAACAGTCTAAGACATTGTATGGCTCTAGTACTCCAAATGCACCTGCTAATGATACATTACAAATTGGAACTTGGAAACCATCTCGAACAGATATGACTTTTATTGGAAGTATTTATGCAGTAGCAATGTGGAAAAGTGAATTGACACCATCAGAAGTAGCTGCAAATCATAATGATTACTACAGTCAAAGGTTTACAATATAATGCCTACTAGAGAAGATGCCCTCGCTTTGTTTCCTGAAGGATATACACCTTCAGAAAAAGAAATAGAAAAAAAATTAGAACAATTAATTGTCGCATATCAAGATTTAGAAAATAGTTCTTACGAATACAGCGAAGCAATAGAAGGTAGAAAATTAGAATATCCTAGTTTAGAACAACAATTAGATTTGCTTTTCAAAGATATAGATAATAACACTCTTGATAAAACAGGAGATTTTTATACAAAATTAAAAGCAGTAAAAGACAACAACCCAAAACCATAAGGATAAATAATGGCTAGTGAAATAAAAGTAGATACAATATCAGAGAATACTTCCAATAATGGTATCACTATCGATGGTGTCAATATAAAAGATGGTGCTGTAGTAGGAGCTTTACTCAAAGACTATGCTGAAACAAAACAATCACTATCTAGTTCTTCAGGTGTTATTGCTATTGATATGGCAAATGGAAACACAGGAGCAATAACTTTAACTGAAGCTGTAACAGATATAGATTTTACAAATGTACCAACTTCAGGATTATCAACCTTTACCTTACAAATTACACAAGATTCTACAGATAGAACTGTAGCTATAAATGCAGTAACAGTTAATGCAGGATCTAATCTAACAGCTAAAACTACAGCAGGTGGTGGATATACAATGTCTACAGGATCTGGTGCAATAGATTTAGTTACATTCTTATTCGTAGATGCAGGTACCCCTTTTCTAAACGCATTACAAAACTTTAGTTAGGAGCAAATATGCCATTAGGTAGTGCAAGATTTGGACTTCTAAGTGCAGTAGCAGCTGGTAGTTTAGAACTTATTGAAAGTCAAAGTATTACTTCTTCTACATCAACTATGAATTTTACAAGCATAAAAGAGGATGAATATGATATTCACTTATTACAATATAAAGCATTTGCAGTTGATACTACTAATGCTAGACCAATAATGAGATTTTATGAAAGTGGCACTTTAGAAACTGCTAGCGTTTATCAATCTGCACATAAACAAATGAGAGCTACAGGAACTTATTCAGAGCCAAAAAGCACAGGACATTCTTATATAAGATTAGGTGGTGGTGGTAGTAATTCAAACGATCCCGATAATGGTTATGTTTACATATACAATGCAGGAAATTCAAATAGATATACACAGACAAATGAACACACAACAGGTATTTATTTTGGAGATAATACTTTAATTTCAGAATTTGGTGGTAGCGTATTACCACAAACAAGTGTTGTTGATGGACTACAAATTTTAACTTGGTCTACAGGTAATAACATAACTAATCTACAAGCAAAATTGTTTGGTGTAAAACAATGAGTAATCTAATACTAATTGATGAAACTACTGTTACATCAGCAGCAAATAGAATAAGTATTACAGATGTATTTTCTGCTGATTACGATACTTATTGTATTCAAGTTGTAGGAACTTCAGCAGCTACAAGCACAGCTAATAATAATATGGATGTTCAATTAATAAATTCTAGTGGAAGTGTTATTACATCTACAATATATGACAGCGAAATGATGTATGCTAGGGGTTTTAGTGCAACTTATTTAGAGATTGGTGGTGCTAGTAGAGATGAAATTGCAATAATGTATCACGATACTGCTGCAAATAACGCTTTTGGTAATATGACAATGTGGATGTTTAATCCATTCCAATCAGATAGTTATACATTTCAAGTTCAACAAAGCTCGGGTTACGCTAGGGATGGAGCTAGTGCTATAATCCCTATGTTTCACAAAGGTATTGGAGTGTTAAAACAACAATCTAGTATTACAGGTTATTCTTTTGTTAACAGAAATAGCCTTAACATATCTACAGGCACCTTCAGAACTTATGGGTTGAAAGTCGACTAATGGGATTAAAACAAATAGCTTCAGAAACAGTTACAAGTGCTACATCTTTTGTAGATTTAATAGGAACAACAACTGATGATTGTTATATGATTGTAGTCAATGGATATATACCTACTTCTGATGCAGCAGATTTAAGAGCAAGAGTTTTAGAAAGTTCAACACCCAATACAACTGCAAATTATGATAGAGCTTTTTTAGCTATAAGAACTGATACAACTTATAGTAATCAACCAAATACTAATGAAACTTATTATGATTTAACAACTGCTGTAGGTAATAGCACAGGAGAACAAATGAATGGAATTATGTATCTATATAATGCTAATGACAGTAATGAGTTTACATATATTACTGCTGAAAATTCTCAGTTATCACACACAGCTTTGTTAATAGGTAATCAAGGAAGTGCAGTGTTTACAAGCGATAGTCAAGTAAATGGTATAAGGTTTTATCCAAATACAGGGACTATAGCAAGTGGGACCTTTACACTTTACCAAATCGAAGAATAAAGATGTTAGAATAGGAGATATATGGCAAATTTAGATGAAATCAAAAGCTCGGCAAGAGCAGAATTACAAGAACTTAGAGATGGCGATGGAATATTTAAGTTAGTTAACAAAGAGAGATTGCCAATAACTGATGAAGAGTTTGAACAAATGATCCTGGATAAGGCTAATTATGAGTTTGATCAACAAGAAAATGGTTATAAAACTGCTAGACAAGAATCCTATCCATCAGTAATAGAATTTATGGAAGCCTATACAGAAAAAGAAATAGGTGGAGATTCAACTAAGTGGGATGCTTATGTTGTTAAATATAATCAAGTAAGAACAGATAATCCAAAGCCAGGAGAATAAATGTCAATATTAAAAGTAAATGAGATAAGACCAAGAACTACAGGAGCTAGTGTAGATGTTACAGTTCCATTTGGCTTAAAAGGTTATTCAACAACAGATAGAGATAATTTAACAAGTTTATCTGCTGGCGAAACAATATGGAATACGACAACGAGTAGATTACAAGTGTATAATGGTAGTGGGTGGACAGAATTTATCACATCATCAGATGTTTCTGGTGGAGCAAGTATTGGTCTAGTCCTCGCGTTAGGTGGATAATAAATTATGGCAGAAGCATTTAAATCAGTTCAAGCAAGTTTAGGTACTACAGCAGATACCTCTATATATCAATGTCCTTCATCAACAGAGGCAATAGTTATATTATGTCAGGTTTCTAATGTAGATGGAACAAATGCAGCAGATCTATATTTAGATTATTACGATTCTTCGGCTACAGCTGCTAGTGCGTTAGCACACACAATCTCTATACCTGCAGACTCATCTTTCAACCCAATCGGGGGAAAGTTAGCTTTAGAAGCAGGAGATCAACTTAGATCATGGGCAGGAGCAACAGGAGATCTTGAAATAGTTCTTTCTATTTTAGAAATTAGCTAGGAGTAATCATGCCAAGAGGTAGAATGCGTGGCAAGAGACCTAGAGATTATAATAGTCAAACTAGATCTGGTCTTTATACTGTAAATTCACAACATGATGCACAATTAAATAACGAATGGTCATCTTTTCCAGGGGAATTATCAACTAATCCTGCTACAAGTGCCTCACAAATTTACTTATATAGTCAAACCGATGGAGATTATTATATACAACCATCTAACTCTCAAACAACTAGAAAAGTATATGTAAATTTTTCTCAAAGCACAGTTTCGGGAAAAGGTTTAACTTTAGTAGCTGTTGGTAGAAATGGCGATTGGTGGAATAATTCTGGTACTAATCAAAACAATATGATAGCTAGCAATACAGGGAGTAATACTGTTGCTTACTTACAGTCATCTTGGATAGATGCTCTAATCGGAGATTGGAACGATCTTCACATGGTTATAAATAGAAGACTTTATGGAGATTCTTTAAGGCTTACAGGAGATCAAAATGGTACTTTTTATTGGTCTACATTTAATTCATCTAACACAGGATATAGTGCTACTTATAAAAGATACACAGGTTTATGGAATGCAGGAAGTAATAGTTGGACTGAAACAGGATCAGGTTGGGGAGACTCAGGACCTAACAACTGTGAAAGAAGTTTTACATGGACTTGGAATGGACATGGTGGAACTGAAGGTTGGGCTCATGGAAATGGTTGTACATTTTCTGGTGGTTACTCTTATGGTGGTAACACTCACTCTTTAGATAGGGTAAATGTTTATGTATATAGTTAGGAAATATTATGTCAGATAGAGGTATATATGGATGGAAAGCAGGCAGACCTACAATGACTGACCAAAATAATACTGGAAATTTTAATAATGATGAAAACATACATCTTATAGAAACTAATGCTAAAAATACAGGTGGTGTTCCTGTAACCTCAAGTTTAATTGTAGAGTGGGATGCAGGCAAAGAGCCTAGTTATAGTGGTTCTGGTACTACTTGGACTGACCTTAGTGGTAATAATAACCACGCAACATTAACAAACCCTAGTTGGAACTCAAGTGGATATTTTAACTTAGCTACTAATTTTCAAGTTTCTAAGACAGGTGTTTTAGGTAGTGATAGAACAGTAATTTATGTTATGCAAACTACAGATACACAATCTCTTTTTGACAGTAATGGCAATACAGGTGGTTCAGATTATCTAGCTGCTTATAGATCAGGTAACAAAGGTTACTATTCTAATGTAACCATAGGTGCTGTATATAAAAATAATTCATCTTCTAATATTCGTTATAACTTATATGACAATATAAGAACTTCTAATGCAATTATGATTTCTTTTGTCAATGCAGATTTCAATTGGACAGGTTTTGGATTTAATTATTATGGTAGCTATCAGTTTGGTAGTGGAAAGCTTTACGCAGTTCTTATATACAGTCGTAACTTAAGTCTTAGTGAAATCGGAGTACTTTACACTTATTACAATGGAAGGGGTATTGTCTAATGCCTTATGGAAGAATGCGTGGTAAAAAACCTCGTAATTATACAGCAGCTACAAAATCAGGATTGTTCGGTGTAAATGAACAAATGATTATGCAAGGAGAAAATCAATGGTCTATTGGCATAGGAGAAGATGTAAATGTACCTGCTACAAGTGCTGATGCTATATATGCCGAAAACTCTGCTGCTACAAGTGGTTTGTATTACATAAAAAATAATAATGTCGATACAGACTTAGCTTGGTGTGAAATAAACTATCAAAATTCAGGTAAATCTTATGTTTTGTTGTTTTCAGCAACTAATGTATATGGATCTACAGCTAATTGGTGGAAAGGTCAATATATGAACACTTCAGTATTTGAAAGCAATAGTGGAACTATGCACGCTAATTGGACTTCTCTTGTTAAGAAAAATCTTAAATTAGAAACTTGGAATCACTTTGGATTTAACGAATTATTAATAATTGAAGATCACAACAATGATGTCAGTTGGAAATCTTATAAACACCCTACAACTCAACCTATGAACTATTATCTTGGAAATACAGGATCAAGAGGTTGGTACTATAATGATGGAGATATGATCTCAGGTGGGACAGGTAGAAGATCATTTACTTCAAATAGAATACACTATAACTACAGTCTTAGTAACGATGGTGGCAGATTAGTTCCAGATCCTCCAAGTAATGAAGCTTCAGGTGGTTTTAACACTCATGTTGATGATGGAACAGGTTATTCATGGAAAGGTAATTTAACTCGAAATGATGGTGGTAGACATTACAACAGCAATGGAAGTACAAGCAACCATACCTGTTGGTTTCTAGCTAGAGTATGGAATTAACACTGTGCAAAACCATAATAAAGTCTGTTATAATGAGAAAAGATATATATATCGAGGGATAATTCATGGCTAATAGAAAACATTTAATTCGAGTTGTTACAACAGGCGGAGATACCACAGGTTTCTCTGAGTTTGTTGCAGGTGCCACAGATGGTGGACCTTTAATTCCAAGTTTTACAACTACAGAAAGAGATGCAATATCTTCAGCAGCAACAGGCGAAGTTATATACAACTCATCAACCTCAAAACTCCAGGTATATAATGGTTCTAGTTGGGACTCATTAGAAGCAGGAGATGTTACAGGAGTAACTACTGACGCGTTATCAGGTTTATCTGGTGGTGTAGGATCAGGAGTTGCAGACTTAAACATTGATATTACAAGACTTGCAGATGGTACTTCTATCGATGTTGACGAAGACAATGACTTAGTTCTTGTTTATGATAACTCAGATACCACTTTAAAAAAGATGAACCCTGTTCAACTCAACACTACTGAAGCGTTGCAGTGGATGGGATTATAGGAGAATAAATGGCAATATATACAGCAGCCGAACTAAATGCTAGTGAGACACTTGGTACTTCTGAAGCTGAAATTTTCAGTAACAGTAACAAAATAATTATCAAGCAACTCATATTGGCAAACTACACAGCTACTGATAGAACTGCACAAGTTAAAGTTGTACCTTCAGGTGGAACTACAGGAGATGAGCATATCATTTTTGGAGATATAACTGTGCAAGCTAACACAACTCAAGTCATTGACTTGGCTATGGTTGTTGCAGCTAATGCGTCTATCAGAGGTTTAGCTAGTGCAGCTAGTTCAATAAATGTACATATTTCTGGCGTAGAGGTTACCTAATGCCTGAGATTCAGATACCTGAACCAATCTTTTTAGAAAGACTTGGTGGGGAAGAAATATATGGTTTTGGACAAGATGGAGATGTAACAATATCTTCTAATACTTCACTTACTCGTGATATGTATTACAACAACTTAACAATAAACTCAAGTTGTGATTTAGATACTAATGGGTATAAAGTCTTTGTTAAAGGTACATTAACCTTTACAGATGCTACTTCTCGTATAGGTAGATTTACAGGAAAAGCTAGTGATGGAACTCTCAAAGGTGGACTCGCAGCAGGTACTGACGCTTCTGATACATTAGGAGGAAGATCTGCAGGGCAATTATATTTTGTTACAGAATACAACTCAGGTACTAGCAAACTTAGATTAGATGGTACAGATCAACCTACTCTTACAATGTATGTAGGCAATACCTATACCTTTGACCAAGTATCACAATTTGCAATAGGACATAGAGTCAAGTTCTCTACTAATAGTGATAACTCAACAGCTTACACAACAGATGTAACAGAGTCAGGGACACTAGGAACTGATGCTAAAACAACTATAGAAATAACAAGCAGTACTCCTTCCACTCTTTATTACTATGACGAAAGCCAAGCAAATGCAGGTGGAACTATAAACATTGTTTCAGAAGAACCTAATAAATTTTTTTCAGGTAGTAATGAGTTTTACAATCTAACAACAGCACTTACAGGAGTTAAGTTCGATCCAACCTCAGGAGAGTATAAATCTTTACAAGGTGGTTCAGGTGGTTCTGATGGTTCTGTTATTCATGCTGCTGGAACAGGAGCTGATGGAGGAGACTCCAATTGGTCTGATTATCAATCAGTAGGTGCCGATGGTGGTAAGGGAAACCCAGGTAACGCAGCTACTCCTGGAACAGGAGCTGTTGGAGGTGGAGTTGTTGTAGTAATCGCTAAAACAGTTTCAGGTAATGGAACGATCAGAGCAGATGGAGATGATGCTTCTGCTCCTTCTCAAGGTACTGCAGGTACGCCTGCTCCAAACGCTACTACTCCAGGTAATACAAACACACACCCTGGAAATACAAATACACATCCTGGAAACAACTATTCTTATGGGTACTCTTATCCAGGTAATAATTATTCTTATGGTTATTCATACCCTGGAAACAACTACTCATATCCTGGAAATACTAACGCTGCATATACGCACTATCACTATAACCATTATCATCCGCCTTCTCCTCCAATTAATAACTATGTAAGCCCAGGGTTTTCACATCAACATTATCATTTACACCCAGGAAATACTAATGCAACAAACTATGGTTCAAATAACACGAACTATGGTTCTAACAATGGATCAAACTCTACAAACTATGGTTCTAACTATGGTTCAAATCCAACTAATTATGGTTCAAATCCAACTAACTATGGTTCAAATCCAAGCACTGCACATCCTGGTGGTGCAGGAGGATATGCAGGTAGAGCTAAAGGTGGCTTCAATGCAGGTGGTGGAACTGTTATACTTGTTACAGGTACCAAACCTTTACCAGGTTCTTTAACAGTTGCAGCTGCTGCAGGTACTTCAGGTGCAGGAACAGCAACATCAGGTACAGTCGTAACAGTTTACAATATCGCAGCTACAGATACAGATCCAGGAGCATAACATGGCAATAATAGAAATCGGAGTAACACCAACAGACTATGAATCATTTGATGTAATACCTGACAGCATATATGGCTCAGGAATGGATGGTAATGTAACTATCTCGTCTAATACAACATTGACTAGAGATATGTACTATAACAATCTAACAATAAATGATGACATACACTTAGACACAGCAGGATATAGAGTATTCGTAAGAAATTCATTAATGATGTCTAACACTAACTCAGAGCAAGCAACTTGCTCAATAGGTAGAAAAGGTGCTGCTAGTACAACAGGAACGCTTAAAGGTGGTACTACAGGAAACGCTACTGATAGTGTAGGAGGAGCAGGAAATGGAACGACAGCTACTGCACCAACAGAAACCCTTAATTATTTTAACCACCCTGACTTAGCAATAACAGGAGTGATAGTCCATGGTGGAGATTCAACACCTTCTCCTATATTTGGGGGATCGGGAGATACTGTAAATGCAGGTGGAGGAATAGTTGTATTATGTGCAAGAAACATAAGTGGCTATGGGACTGTTTATGCAACAGGAGAATCTACTACAGGTGGTGGAGCAATATTTTTAGTTAGCCAAGACATACCTTTGACAGGTTTAGCAACCGATGTCACAGGACATAGCAATGGTAATGTCAAAACCTTTAAGGTGTAAAAATGGCTACTGTAATGATCTACTACAGTAGAGAAGATGGNGACTACGATGACTATAATCTTTACTTAATCCCAGGGATAAACAATTCAACAGGTCTATTATTTCCAGATATAGATGTATCTGCATATTACAGTGATTATCCAAGACAAAAGAAATCTTTTTCAGTAAGCGGATCACTTGGTTATGTTTCAATAGATACAAATACAGCACAAAAGTTTGCTTTTTATATTAAAAGAAAAGATGGTTATATGGATTACTCAGGTAACTTATGTACATGTAATTCAGGTACTCCTAACTATGAGTGTTATCACTGCAAAATTGCAGGAGATGTGTACAATGTTGATACTCGTTTTGTTTCTACATGCTATGTGAAACCTAATGATCAATATCTTTATATCAATTCAGACTACGAAAATATACATCCTCAAAATATAAACACTTTAAATGATGGAAGTGAGTTTGGGCTTACTCATACTGTAGAGATTTATCAAGACTACAATAATAAACAGAATGTAATCATACCTGAAGAAGATAATACTTCTTCCGAATGGATTGAGTATGGAGTTGCGGGATACGATGATTTAGTCCTGTTATACTTAGAAGGTAAGACTTACAATATAGGAGAAAACATGGACTTATCAATAGATAGTGATGCATTAAACGCTGAAAAAGCTGATGCATTACAAATAGTAGAAAAGCAAATTGCTAATGCTATTTTCCAAATAGGAGAAGTGCCTGCAGACTTTGACGAGGCTGCTTTTGTAGCTGATGTAGACGCATATAAAGCGACTAAAGATGCTTCACTAGCTAACACTATTGACTATTTAAAGAAAAGAATAGACGCAAGAGCAAACTTAATATAATAAGCAGGAGGGCTTATGCGAAAAATATATTATGTCCCTAAAGGACAAGATATAGAAAAATATCGTGATATATGGGAAAATCACACATCTGAAATACATAACTCTATTTCTGAAAATATAAAAGAGTATATAAAAGATAAAGATGTAGCTCAATGGGTTCTAATACCTGAATTTCAATATACAGAAGTTCCTGAAATGATCAGCGATGAAGATTACTTTCAATACTACTTCTATGATGACTTTTCTTACTATGAAGAAGATCCTCAATACAAAATGGAAGTTTATCAATTAAACCTAGATGTAAAAGATTTTATACCTTTCAATCAAGAAACACATGCTATGCAATGGGAAAAAGTATTATGCAAGTTCTACACTGATCACATAATATTACCTGTTGGTTGGTATGAGCTTCGCTTTGTTAAAGGAGATGAAGTTATTGATAAAACAGAAATAACTGTCTATAAAAAACATGATGATATTGCTGATATCATTTCTAAAACAGGACAATAATGCAAAACCTTTGGAGAAATGTAGAACCTAAAGAAATAGTACCTGGAGTATGGGCGTGGGAAAATTGTCTAGATGTTCCAGATGGAATAATTGACTCTATGAACCATGAGGTAGATGAGTGGAAAAGAGAAATTCAAGAAGAGGGTAAAAAAGAAGGTCAATATGAGACTGCTGTAGCTTCAGGATATACAGGACCTATAAGATTTTCTCCTGAAGATGACTTTAAAGCAAAAATAAATCATCAGTATCTTTCTCAAGTGCAATCAAACACTATGAACAAAGTTGCTGAATATACTGAAATGTATCCTGATGTAAAAGAAGAAATTGGTTGGTTTGAGAGTTATCAATATATATCTTACAAACCTCCTAAACACATGAAATATCATAGTGATAATCATGCTGTCAGGAACCCAAAGACAGGATTTATGTATGTTACTCCTTACTTAAGAAGGATTACAGCACTAACTTATCTCAATGATGATTTTACAGGTGGTGCTTTAGATTTTAGATATTGGAAAGAATATGGGCCTTATAAGCCACCTGCAGGCACTTTAGTTATAATGCCTAGTGGTTTCCTATGGTCTCACGCAACAACACCTCTACTTAATGGTAGAAAAGTGGCTTTTCTAGTAGCAATCAACTCAGGTACTAATTACGATAATTGGATAGCTAATGGAGATAGAGAAATGTCTTCAGGAAGAGAGTTTATGTAATGAAAACAATGGGTTGTGTTGAAGTATATGAGAATTGGGTTACTGAAGAACAAGCTAAAAACTTTATTGCATTAACAGAAGAGATAGATAAAGAACCATTAATACCTCATAGATTCGAACAAGCAGGAATAGGCAAAGATCAAGAAAATGGTGGAGATATAAGATCTAATAGATTAATGCCAATTTCTAACATAGCAAATGTACATGAAGCTTCAGGAGAATTTAGAACTGCTCTTCAAAATAATAAACAAGACTTTTACTTACAGATGAAAAATGCAAACACTTTGTTATCAGAGAAATTAGTAGAAAGTGTAAATGATTACAGGGAACGATATGAGTTTGAGATTGGTTTTGATGAAGGTTTAACTCTTTTAAAGTACGAAAGTGGTCAATATTATAAACCTCATTGTGATTATGCCTCTCATAACCCTAGGTATCTATCAGCTCTAATACTTTTAAACCCTAGTGAATATGAAGGTGGAGGAACTAAATTTGTACACTTTGACGAAGAAATTAAACCTGATACACCAAGTTTAGTGTTATTCCCTTCAAACTATGCCTATTCACATACAGCACTCCCTGTTGAAAGTGGTACTAAATATGCAATAGTTACTTGGTTGGGACACATGATAGATTTTGATGGTATGCCTCCTATGTACCTACCTAATGGCGAGAATAAGTATGCTGAGGTTAGGTTTCATGGAGATGTATAACCTGCTAAAATAGAGGTATCATGGCTACAGTTACAATGACCAACTCATATTCAATACAATATGATGAATACGATTTAATAGAAAACAGGATAATTGGAATATATTCTATGCTTAATCCTGCTGTTGAGTTCTATCTTAAAAACTTAACAGGTGTAGATAAAGCTGTTGTTGTTGGTGCAGGAATAGGCGTTTATAGTAAGATATTAACCGAAGCAAGTATCGAAAGTCACAATATAGAGCCTAATACAGAGAGATTCGGAATACTTGAAACAAATGTTCCAGGTGGTGTAAATATAAAAAAAGCTATAAGTGATAGTTCTTCATCAGGAACACTTAAATGGTTTTCATCTACTCCTTCAGGTGCAAAACTTGATACTGACAATGGTTCACAAAGCGAAGCTGTTGATGTAGTTACTTTAGATAGTTTAAATATATCAGATGTAGATCTACTTGTAATAAATGTAAATGGTAAAGAGAAAAAAGTATTAGATGGTGCAGCCACAACAATTCTTCCAGGAACTAAAGTCATAGTCAAATGGAACACAGAAAAAAGCGAAGACCTTGAAGGATTAAAGACTTGGCTACAAAATCAAAGTAAAACAAAGTATATCTTACATTGGGAAAGTGAAGATAATAGTATAACTAAAAAAGAACTAGGTGTAGATTATGATTGGGACACACTAGATGTTGTTATAGATGCGGATATCCTTATAGAATAGTTATGAAAAGATGGGGCGGACAAAAATATAAAAGATTGCTCGAAGTCAAAGAGCATAATCTTGATTATCCTGAAATACAGTTTTTAACAAGTCATCAAGAATATATAGACCTATGTCCACCAAAGCCTGCTAGTGAATTCAAAGATCCTACTTGGTATAGAGCTTTACAAAGAGAATGGACAGAAATGCGAAATGGTGTTGATTCACAATACCATGATGAGCATTGGAATAGCGTTCCTTATAGAGAAAACAGTTTAAAGAAATGTCCTACTGTATTCGACATTATGAACATGGGATACATTATACCTTTATGGGTTGATTTAAGAATTGACCATAGACCAAGTACAGGTTTTAATTGGTATAACAAACACGCCTATGATGAAACAATAGAGGCAATAACATCACACGATCCAAAATCTATAGGATCTATGCCTATACCTGAAAATAGTTACTTTACTGCTTTAAAGTTTGGAAATCCTTGGGATATTATTACACCACCTGGTTGGTCAGTTATGATTACTCAACCTTGGTATCACAGAAACTTAGAGATAGAAATATTACCAAGTGTTGTAGAAACAGACAGTTATCATCAAATGAACATACCTTTTTTATATCATGGTGTAGGAGAAAAGACTTTCAGACAAGGAATGCCTCTAATACAAGTTATACCTTTTAAAAGAGAAGAGATACCAAATTATAAAGTTTCAACTAGAGACAGAGAAGATCAGGTTTACTATAATAAAAGCAGAGCTGCTGAAAGAACAAAATTTCATGGTTGGTATAGGTGGCTAACTAAGACAAATAAAAGAAGATGGAAAGAAGAGGGAATAATATGAAGAAATGTCCAATACCTGATGTAGGTAAGATATGGTCACAACCTCTAAAGACTACAAGAAGAACAGCACCTAAAGTTATTTTTACAGTTGCTAAACCTTTAAATGGTGGAATCGAATCTGAAAACAGCCTGGCTGATGTAGGTTTTAGAACACCCAACAAATTTTTAAAAGCACCTAATGGCTGCGTTTCTACTCTTTATCAGAGAGAAAGACTATATGAAGTTAAGTTTCCTTGGAGTAATGTCAAGATAGAGCTAAAGAAAAATAGTTTTACTGATGATATAAATAGATATGGCGGATATCAAGCACATGCCCATTATTCAGGAGCTGTAAAACACATGGGACCTTTTACAGATTTTATACTAGAAGAAAAAGATGCATGGGGTAGTCCTGATGTTCCTGTCATGCAGATTGCTCTTCCTTTTATGCTTTTAACAGATGATCCTGAAGTTTGGGTAGATGTTGTCCCTTCTGATAGAAATGTAAGTAGAGCTATGCCCATAGCAACTGTTGGTGGTTTTATGCCTATTTATGGTTGGACTCGTGGTTTATCTTGGGCTTTCGAGTGGGTAGATACAAGTGTAGAAGAATTATATTTAAGTCATGATATGACAATGTTCAATCTTTTGTTTTCTAAACCTGTAAAACTAGAATATCAAGAATGGAATGAAGACTTCCAAAAACAGTGGAGACAGATAGCTAATGTTTCTAAAAATAGAAGAGAGACTAATCAGCTTTATCCTACTGCTATAGAAAGAAGACCAAAGAAAGTATTGAGGAATAAATGGTTTTCAAAGTAAAAACTCCAAATATAGAATTCATAACTCCTCATAAACCTTTATTAGAAATAGCTCCCCCTGTACCTGCAGGACAAATGCTTCCTGATTGGTTCCAAAATATGGGAACAGATATACCTGATTACAACGCACCATTTCCAAGAGTAGGAGAGTGGATAAAAGAGTTTACAGGTCATACAATTAAAAAATGTCCTGCTGTTATTGATTACTTAACAGAAGGATACATAATACCTTTATGGTCGGACATACTTATACAAAAAATTGATGACAGGATACATTGGGAAAACAATCAATTAGATATAGGAATTATAGAGTTTCACAACTTTGAACAAGCTCCTACTTACCCATATCAAGAAAACGATCATAGACATCCTTTAAAGTTTATAAGTCCTTGGTGGTTTAAAACTCCTCCTGGTTGGTCTACACTATTCATGGCACCACAATTACATAAACAAGACAATTACACTCTTATTCCAGGAATTGTAGAAACAGACAGCTTTAACCAGATAAACTTTCCAGGTATATGGCACACAGAAGGAGATACTATACTTAAAAGAGGTACTCCATTTCTGCATGTAATTCCTTTTAAAAGAGAAAAGTATTCTCATAATAATAGAATTGCTACTGCAGAAGACCACGACTTGATTACTTCAGAGCAAACAGCTTTAAGGTCTAAGTTCACAGGTGGATATAGAGATATAACAAGAAGGTTTAGAAGAAAACTAAAATGAAAGTATGGATAGATCAAGATTTATGTACAGGAGATGGCTTATGTGCAGAGATAGCTCCTGATGTATTTGTTATGCAGAATGATGGTTTAGCCTATGTTCAGGAAACAGTGGGAAATTTCGGAAATCTTAAAATATTTAGCAACATTCATAATAACGATCAGGGTGCTGAAGGTCTTGCTCAGGTACCTAATGGGCAAGAAGACATAGTTCAAGAAGCTATGGAAGAATGCCCTGGAGAGTGTATTTTTCTAGTACCATAGTATTATGGGTAATAATTACGCTTTAGAGGCAGAACTACTTAAAAAAAGTAAAGTAGTAAGTAGAGCTCCTTCAACAATAACATCAGACACAATCATGCACATTGAAGATTTTGACAAATGTCAGTGTGGTTGTAAAACACTTTACTAATTTTTAGTATCAAATACCTGTATGCACTATGTACTGTGCTACAATTAACCTTGTAAACGAACTTAAGGAGAACTCATGGCAAAAGATAAACAGCCTACAAGTGACCAACAAGCGGTGCCTACAGACCAAGTACAGCAATTAGTTGACCAATATAACACATTAGTTGCTGAAAAGAATCAATTATTAGGCATTGTTAATGAAATGAAAATGCAATTTGCAAATCATTCAGTTGAGCTCGCTAGTAGAGATACTGAGATTAAGCGTTTAAATGGCTTAATACAGCAATTAGTAGGTGGAAATCAACCTACAGCAGAAGAACAAGAGTAATGGCTTCGCAACAGGGCGAAAAATCATTCTTAAAAGCACTTGAAACAGAAAGAATCAAAACAACTACTGTATCTAGATCAAAAATAGATGTAATTCTTTCAGAATGTGACAAAGCTTTTAAAGAAGATTTGTTAAAAGCACTTGGAAATTCCAACTACTCAGCTAGAAATATAGCAACTGTACTTAAAAACTTTGGCTATGTTATCTCTGATTCATCAGTAAAGCGTTGGAGACAGATTAATAATGGGTAAGTTTAATGAAGAACTCAATGATTTAATCAAAAAACAAAATGATGTCGAGACAACTAAATCCGAAAAGAAAAAAGGTTTAGAAACAGGCGTTGAATGGGATGAGAAAAAAGGCTTAGGGCAAGCCAAGATTAAATCTAAAAAGAAACCAAGTAAAAAGATATGGGACGAACATTTAGCTGAATGGGGATTTGATCCCGAAGAATTCGAAGTACTGAACAATACAGTCAACTATAGAGGTTGGGATACCAATATGGGAGAGGGAAATGTTCAGCGAATGCACTATTACAAAGCTGACATTGTTAAAAAAGGTTCTAATCCTTATTATGATGTTAAGCCACTCGTAGAGCAAGTAAGAAAGAAAACTCCAAAGATATCTACTGAAAAAGGAGATTATACATTTTTAGTAGCATTATCTGATTGGCAACTTGGAAAAGAAGATGGAGATGGTGTAGAAGGTGTAACTAGAAGAGTTCTCGAAGGTATAGAGCAAACTAAAGAAAGAGTTAAAGCTTTAAGAAAACAAGGTGTAACTTTTAACAAATGTGTTGTCGCATGTTTAGGCGATTTAGTCGAGGGGTGTGATGGGTTCTACTCGATGCAAACCTTCTCAGTCCAGCTTAACCAACGAGATCAAATTATGCTTGGTACAAACTTATTAGTTAAGTACTTAGAAGAATTAGCTCCTTTGTTCAAAGAAGTTGTATGCGTCTCAGTCGCTGGTAACCATGGAGAAAATCGTAAAAATGGAAAAGCTTATACAGACTTTGCTGATAACTTTGACTTAGTTATTGCAGATAACGCAGCTAGAGTGTTTCAAGCAAATAAAAAGTCTTATGGGCATGTTAAGTTTGTTATACCTGAACAGGATCTTTCAGTTACTCTAGATGTGAATGGAACTATAATGACATTCGCTCATGGTCATCAATTCAGAACAGGTGCTGGTGGTGCCTCTATGAAAGCTCATAGATGGTTGGAAAGACAAGCAAAAGCTAAGCTTCCTGCTGGTCAGTGTGATATACTCTTATCCGCACATTTTCATCACGAATCAATACTTACTGAAGGTGGAGTTACGCACATACAAGCTCCTGCTTTAGATGGTGGATCTCTGTGGGTACAGAACACATTAGGACTAACTTCTGAACCTGGTATTACCACATTCACAGTGGATAAACAAGGTTTTCACAACTATCAAATACTAAAAACTTAATAATATAAAGTTGCAATACAGACAAAGTAGTGCAAGAATAAAGGTATGAAACTAGAAGTACTTAGAATAAGTTCTCAAATAGATTCTACAAGTGGTATTTTGTTTGATGTCACAGATGGTAAAAGAGAATTTCTTTGCTATACCATTGAAGATGAATACAGGGCAGAAAAAGTAAAACACGAAACTCGAATACCTGAAGGTATTTACGACTTAACACTTCGTAGCGTTGGAGGCTTTCACTCACGCTACCTTACTAAATATGGTGCTGATTGGCACAAAGGTATGATCTATGTAAATGAAGTTCCTGGATTTGAGTATATTTTATGGCATACAGGAAATACCGATGAGTCGACCTCTGGTTGTTTAATTTTAGGAAATTCACAAACAAGTAATCTTGTGAAAAAAGATGGGTTTGTCGGCAGTAGCGTTGACGCATATAAATTTGTCTACCCGAAAATTAGAGATGCTATTCTTTCGGGAAGTCTAGTTACAGTTGAATACAAAGATTACGATTACATTGAGGGCAAAACAGAAGTAGAAAAGAAATCATATATATGGGACTTCTCAGGCGTACCTGAGTTTCATGGTCCTTTTATGGTTAAGACCCCAATGATAAAACACCAAGACATCAAACTATGGCAAAAGAAAATTGGTATAGGAGCAGATGGTTGGTTTGGTAATGGAACAAAAGGGGCGGTTAAAAAAGTACAAGCAAAGTTTGATATAGAGCAGACAGGTATCTTAGATCTCAATACATGGAAGTATACCTTTGCAGAAAAAAAAGAACGCTAGACAGATAGCACCATTTACAGGAAGAAAATTATTTCACACATATCCTAACTTAAGAGGAGATGATGTCGCAGCTTGGCAAGATCAAGCAGGAGGTTTGGTGGTAGATGGCTATTTTAAAAAGGAAGACGCTGAAAGGTGCAAACAAATACAAGCTCATAACAATTTAGATATTGATGGGGTTGTAGGGGAAATAACCTGGTCTGCAACTTTTGGCAGAGAGGAATAATGTACATTATGCCAGATTATATGAGAACTGCTTTAATTAGAGCGGGAAGAACATTTGCCCAAACATTCGTAGCAGTGTTAGTGGCTAATCAAGCGGGAATGTTTGAAGCAGATACGATTATGGCTGCAGCTATTGCAGGAGCTTCGGCTGCTGTTTCAGCAATTCAAAACGCGTTGGAAGACGCTCCATTCCCTTTTATGTCTAAAATACCTAAAGGATAACTCCTTTTTTTTAGACTATAATAGATAGAGATGGTCGGCTTAATGCCGATCATTTTTATTTATTATGAAAACATTTAAAACATTACAAACATTAATAAGAATTGGAGTATGTCTTATGTTGATATATCCCTTACCTCTTGCTATGGCTGACCATGTTCCAACACAAGCACCTTATGGAACAAATGCTAGTAATGATGTTAACGCAGGGACTTTTACTATTGGTATATTAGGTTCAGATGGATT